GTCCAGCAAGAAGAGTTGGACTATGCCCTTCCATTTTGGAGGCATCATCCAGCATAGGGTTTTGACCACCATCATTAGAAGCGTAGAAGTTGTTTTCAAGGTCTTTTGAATAAATACAATTTGGAACAGATAAAGGGTACTCTAATACCTGTTCTACTTCTGATCTATAATATTCAGGGGATTTTAAACGTCTTGGGTATATCTGTAAATCATTAACTCTGTATTGTGTTTCCGGTAAATGGACTGGTGCTTCACTGTAATAATCACCAGCTAATTTATTGGAAAATGGACGGATTGTAACAGTTGGTGATGGAGGAGTTGTTGAACCGGCAAATGTAAGAGTTGGTGGAGTCGAATATCCACTGCCCCTGTTTGTAAAAGTAACGGATTTAACAACTGGTGCTGCTGTTAAAGTAACAGTGAAACCAGTACCAGCTACTTGACCTGCGAGTGTTACAGTTTCTGTTCCAACATAACCTGAACCTGCTACCGTTTGAGTATATACAATGGTAGAACCACTTAATGCTAAACTACCTGTTTGTGTTACTCCAGCAGTCCCATCGGGCTGGGTTCCTAAAGGTGCTGCAAAAACAACAGTGCCAGCACCAGTATAAGCAGTTCCAGGTGTTGAAGTAATTACTGGGGTAATTCCAGCAATAGTACAACTAGCAGTAGCACCATCACGTGATGGTACTATTGTTACAGCAGGGGGAGTGACACTTACAGCTAATACACCTCTACTTGCTAGAGTTGGGAATGAAACACTATCAAGTTCTTGGGTTTCAAGGTTCTGTTGTAATACAACATTTTTAACATTGAGACCAGCACTACCAATTGTTCTGACTACATCAACATTTGTAATAGATCCACTAGCTGGTATGCCTTGTGCTGGTAAATTGGTAGTCGTTAATGCAATATCATCGTAAGAAAGTGAAAGACCAGTTTGACTATTAACAGAATTTTTAATTTCAGCCATAACATCATCTTCATACATGAGATAATCAATCATCATTTTCATATTATTTAGTCCAAGAGTGGTCGATGAATCAGTTGGTTCATTAGAAAAACAGCATACTTTTCCAAGTTCACTAGATGATTGTTTCTGGAATTCAATATCAACAATCATTGGATTTTCCATAGCGAATAATGGAAGCTGGAGATTTCTAAAAGCAGGGATTAATTCAGATATACCAATAGAGAATGTATTAGAATCAGTTTCACTTTTTTTTAGTTTATATTTCACAGGGACAACAGATGTCTGAGAGGTGGAGTAAATACTATCAGCCATTCCATATAATCCGTCCGTATGAAGAGATGGACCAACATTAGAACAACTACCATCTAACACCATATCAATGTTTTTTTTCTGTGAAGTGCTATGAACACTTTTTCTCATAGTCATATAATGATTTGCATCACTCGTTTGTGCGTAAATCGTAGTTCCAAATCTAATAGTACAACTTTTAATTGCTGCTTTTGCTCCAGCAAATACTGGAAGGAAACAATCATCAGCATCAGATGCCGCTTGAGAATTCGGGTGAATGCTGAACATAAAACGGGAACCACTATCAAGAACACCTTGTTGTCTAAGAGTAAAACTGACCCTATCTTGAGAAGAAGTCGTTGGGTCAAGAATAGATGTAAAGATAGACATATTACTCATTGTCGTTAATTGTTTTGTTTGAAGAACTTCTGGAATTGCTGCCATATTTATTTTATATATATAAAATATTTTAAAAAAAATTAAATTAAATAAATAAATTTTTATTAATTCTAATAGATTTACGACATTACTACAACTCCTTGTGGGGAAAATTGTAATACATTTTTATTTAGAACAAAAGTGCTGAGAGAGTTGGGACTAGAACCATCGAGATCAGATAGAATTCGAGTAGCAAAAGTTGCTGATTTGAAGTCTCTGCCGACTTTTGTGAGGACGTCCTGATTTATTCCAAGTCCAAAGCAGGGTTCATCTTCTGCTTCTGTAACAACAGTAGAAATGGTTCTAAGAGCTGTTCCATCTAAATTCGTTTTGGTTTTTAGACCAACTTCCGTATTAAGAGAAATAAGACAATCAGGACTATCACGGGCATTGAAAGCAGATTTAAGATTATCAATCACCTCTACTTTGGGTCTATTTTGAGTAGAAGGAATAGTAGTTTGAATTTCAAAATCGAGAGGAGATTTCACACCATTTCTAATATATTCTAATCTATTCAATTTAGCTGTACTATCATATACACCATTAGCGTTGGTATTTTTTAATTCACCAGTAGAGAAACCATCAGTTGTAACATTATTCATGTGGGTCGTTGGTAATGCTGTAGAAGTTATTGCTAATACTTTTGATAGACCGAGATTGTAGTTAATTTGAGCATCATTACTATTAATAACAGAATATAGCGAAGAGAAGGTATTGAATGAAATAGCACCCGTAGAAGGGGTATCCATTTTTCGTTCCGTTTCAGCATCAAAATGAAGGGTGTCAAAAACAAGAGAACAGTTTAAAATTTCATAGAAACAACTATTACCATCAGCTTCAGAAGATTGGAAGCAGTTCATATCAGGACTTAAAGCAAACTGGATTTGAAGACCATTCATACCATTTCGTCCAAGAGCAGTGTATTCATTACTGAACATACCAACTCCAATTGGTATGCAGAAATCAACCTCTGTATTAAGTTGATTAGCACCAATTTTCACACGAGACGCGATACCAGGATTTTTCTGCATTTTACCATCAAAATCAGATTGGTTATTTTTAAGAGGGTTTAGAATAGATTGGAGACGACCATACTGTTTAACAGATTCACAAGTTTGACCAAGTTGAGTAGAAACCGTAATCCTTTCAAAGGCGCTGTCGATACCAATACGACTGTTGAGTTTAAGGTCATAAGCAGTTCCAACCGAAGAATTGCTATTGTTATTTGGAAAAAGAGGAATTGAAAATTTCGAGGCAGGACGGTTCAGCCTAAAGGAGCCCTTGATCTTAAGACTGTTATTCATCATTGCGACAGGGTTAGAAGCAATCATAAATTGTATAAGAGAGGAACCCTTGCTGAAACTGAAAGCATTATTTGCAGGTAAATTTAAGGGGAGTATTTCATTTTTCACTTGTCTAACAACTGGCATATTTATTTTATATATATAAAATATTTTAAAAAAAATTAAATTAAATAAATAAATTTTTTATTAAATTCTATAATCTAGTAGATTACTTCTACTCCATCTTGACGAATTACCATTTCACGAGTAGAACACATATAACAGTTCATAGTTTTTTGACGTACTGCTCCTGTATATTCAACTCTAAGAGATAATTGTTGATGAGTTACATCAGATACAGCACCATATTTTGAGAAGGCTCTTCCTATAACAAAGTTATCCTCTGCATTTTGAAGGTTTCTAACAATTACTTGAGAATTTAAAAGTGATTTACGAGTTTCCTGTAAAAAAATCTGTTCTACATATGGTGGAGATAAGGTCATTCTACGAAGTGGAACACGATTATCAGGGGTTAAAACTCCATTTATCGAGAATTGATACGATTGTGCACCGTCCGTTCCAACTGCTGTTAAATTATTTCCATCATAAGTATCAACCGTATTTAATGGTGATACATTAACAGCATATGCCCTTTTAGATTGGTTATTAATATCACTTGTGAGCATACCGTTGGTGCCGACTATATTAACGCGATGGAGTGAATTATTTTTAAATAGCATTCTCATACCATCACTGCTATTAATTTTAGCAATCATAGCAGACATATATGCCTGTGGGGCAATCACACGCTCTACAACCATTTCAATATCACTAATAGTATAATCAACTTTTATAAGTGCTTGTGCTTTTGCCAATTGTATTTCTGTTGAACTTCCGAAATCAGAGGCAGAAGCATTCCAACCTTCAAATCGGTCTATAGGACGAGTATATACCTTGATACCTGCTAATAGTTCAGGTCCATTAGTATTTGCTGAAATATGGCCACTAACTCTAATAGCACAATTTCCATTTGCAACCCCAACATTTACAACAAGACCTACAAGAGTATCAACTCCACCAACATCATAATACATAGCATCACCAACTTCAAATTTGTTTTTATTACCATCTCCAATTCCAGTATTTACTTCTATTTGGACGATATGGTCAAGCGATGCGTTATTCCATGCAGAAGCAGGAACGGTCAAAGAAATAATAGCACATTCGGGATCCAGTTTATCACCACCATTAAGTTTAATCGCTTTCATGAGACTATTAGTTTCCATCTGTAATCGTAATCCGTCAAGAGCTTCTCTAAGAACAGGTACAACACGTGAATTTCTCCCGAGTAATCCAGAGTATAATGGTTGAGAGATTTGAACCTTTTTAGCACTTTGTCCCGCAGTTACGCCAACAGTTGGGGTATTCATTGCAGACCAGAATAACTGATTTTGATTATCATTTGTAAGAGATAAACCTTCTTCAAGTTCCCTCTGATGACGAATTGCAGCACCATCATCTTCGTATGAAAATTTTTGGGCAACCATCGAAGAATATTCATCTACCTCTTCTAAGACAGCACCGGACCCTCCCTGAACTTGCGTCCTCAAAGTTCGCCAAAGTGAATGAACACCAGCAACGGGATTACATTTAGGCATTCCTCTTCCTACAAATTCTAAGAAGTATTGAATGGCAAGATTACGGGGGTCAATAAGTTCTAATGAAGCGGGTAATAGGAAATTGAGTTGCGAAACACCATTCCCTGCTGGTTTCATATCAACCCGAGACATTGGGTAGATTTTAACAGATTTTGTTAGGATAGGAGTATCATTTTGTTTGTTTGCTTGTAACGACATTTTATTTTATATATATAATATATAATAATTTTAAAAAAATTAAATAAATAATAAAATATATTGATTTTCTAATATATTTTAAGAATTTCTAATAATTGGTTGAACCTCCACCTCGACTTAATACAGAGGATCTTGTTGGTAAAACGGCAGATATACTATAACGACCTTGCATAACCGGCGGTGGCTTACCTATCATGACTGGGGCTGGGGCAGAAGGGGTAGAACCCCCAAAAATTTCAGACAGACCAAAAGCTATAGCCGTTCCTGCCAAAGCTATACCTGCCACTGGTGCTAAAAATCCAGTCGATGCTGCACCTGCTTCTACGCCCAATTCTGTCCCAATAGCAGCTCCTGTACCAAGTTCTATAGCGCTTTCTGTTCCAACAGTGGTTGCTCCTTCTTCCAATCCTGTTTCAACACCCGTTTCAACTCCTTCTTGAACGTTATTACCTAAAGAAGCTTCATCGGCTAAATCACTGCCACGATCACGGATTTCAGGAGTGATTACATCAGTCATTTCTATACCACCTCCATCAACATCAACAGGTTTTGTTTCAATACCATCATAACCTTCTGGAGTTTCACCAGCATTCTGTTGTCCAGAAATACGTGCTTTAATTTCAGCAACTTTATTAAAAGCCAATTCGTCAAGAGGGGCAGTTACATTCTGCAATTTATATCCAGCTGTACCAATTCCATATAAAATCGGTGCTGCGGTACTAACTTGTGTTCCTAATTCAGTTTTTCCAAGCTTTTTTTCAGTAGCCACCTGTAATTTGGTCTGATAATCAGCCACTTTGGTTTGGAATGTCTTGCCCGTTCGAGCTCTCCAATCTTCTAAATAATTTGTTTTTGCCCTATCAGTTGACGATAAAGCTGCTTGTATACTGCTAGATCTTGATTGTAATTCATTTACTAGATCCATTTATTTTATTAGAATATTTTTATTTATATTTAATTAAATAAAATTATTCACTATCACTATAATCAGAAGTATCACTACTATCACTATCTGTTGTTAAATCAGATTCATTATCACTAACATCATTATTATTTTTTGCTAAATTGTCATGTAATACTCTTTCGAATTTAAAATAAACTTTATTTTGTTCATAGTTTAAATATAAGAAACTATATGGAACTTTCTGAACATATTTTTTATATAATTTAGTAAAACAACCATCACCCCCACAAAAAGAGCTAAGGTCATTGTCTATCTTTTCTAATTCAATATCGGAATAGATATTCCACATCACTATACAATTTGTCGCATTGCTGCGAGTTACTGGTGACAATCCCTTGTAAGTCTGTGAAAGTACAGCAAGCAATTTTACATTATAATGCCTGTATCGTGCGAAGAAATTAAATAAATTACTATTTCTACCGACTTGTCCAAGTATATCATCGGCTACAACAGCTATTTGCGGCTGCTCTTTTCTTTCAAATTCACTCTGACTTTCAATTATATTTTCTATTATACCTTCGTTATAACTTGTATTTATCAAAACATTTGGTTCTTCTAATAAGAAACGACTGCTTATATCAGATTCAATTGAGGTTGAGATTATATGTATAGTATCAAAAAGTCCATGATAGAAATTAGGATTAAGAAGTAGGTTTTGTAATAAAACAGATTTACCTGACTTCACTTTACCTATTATTATTATTGAGGCACCCAACTGTATGTCAGGAAGTATTGGATTAATTGGCCTTTTTAATGGCTGGAGGTCTTTATACTCTTTTATTTGTAGAACATCAAGGGGGCTGAATTTAGTTTGTTTTTTTTTTACCATTATTTATAATATATTATATTATAATTTTTAAAAATAATTAATTATTTACTAAGATTTTTAATGTGATTTTTAGATTTATTGTGTCGTGGTAAACCATCTTTTCTTAATTCGCAGTTACATATTTCACATCTAACTTTTACTTTTCTTTTCTCTTTTATTTCTACCTTATTATCAAGATAATATTCTTTTTTATATACTTTATATTTATCATTATTTTTCTCTTGATATACTTTTTGCTTTTCTAATATTTCTTTTTTATTATCTTCATAATATTCTTTTTTTTTCTCTTTTAATACTTCTTTATTGTCTTCCTGCCATTCTTTATTTGTCCTTAATGGAATACCACAATTTAAACTTGGTTTTAATCTTTCAATAAATTCTCTTTCTTTCTTATGCAATTCCATCTTATCTTCACAAGATACTTTTTCTATTAACACCATATCCCAATTATCCCAACCAGTTTCTCTAATTTTTTGATAAACTTTTAAGTTATAATGTGTCCCATCTCTCTCGTAATAACAACTATCTTTATGTTGTTGCTTCCTTCTATTAAAATTACAAGTGCTTCCAATATATTCATCTTTAATATGTGGGTCTTTACAGCATAATTTATAGATTAGACCATTATTATAATTCACCATATTTTACAATTATTAACCTTAAATTATCCTTAAATATATTTTCAATTTTTATTTTATTAAAAACATCCATCAAATGGATTATAAACTTTTGGGACAATACGATGTACTACATTGGTTGGTGGTGGCACTGGCTTGGGAGCTGGCTTTGGAACTGGTTTTGGTTTTGGTAAAGCTTTTGGGGGTGATGATGATTCTATATCTGCTACTTTTTTTCCTTTCAACTCTCTTAATTCTTTGTCTAATAACAAAAGACGATCACGTTCTTGCTTCTTTTCAACCCGGAGTCTGCGCATTTTAATCATGTGATTTTGTTGCTTCTCAGTTAATGGTTTACTTTTGCGGGTTCTCCTAATAGGTGTATGTTCAATTGGATTAGTCATTTCACTACGGATACAGTCTCTAACCATATCGCGTGTTTGCTCCATTTGCTTTTGGTGATACGTGCTTTCATTTAAATTTACCAATGTTTCATTATCTTTTAATATTTCATCTACTATTTTTTTTGTTTTCTTTTTTCTATCCTTGTTCTCTTTCTTTTTTTTTATTTCAAC